AAGTCAACTGACCTGCAGCAGTGATCAAATAGGTATCTGTCATTAGCTCTGTTCCTTCTACTGAAGTGTCGTAGATGTGGTATCACAATCCTATGTCTGAGAATATAGTTGATCCTTGGTAATAGTTCAAGCTCAATACCCTCATCAATGAGATATCTCCTGTAGTCTGATCCTTGCCTCTGTGATGATTCCTCCCTTAGCCTCACTGCACTCTGTAATGCATTCTCAACCACTGATCTTTCAAGTCTATAAGTACTAAGGTCATTGGCTGTTACTGATGTTTTACCATCATCTATCAAGTCTGACATAAAGCAGTGCAATTTCATAACCTCTATGCCAGCCATTGTCTGATTGAATGGATGATCTCTGTGACCTGATAACCTCAGCTTCGACTTGATTACGCACAAGATGTTAACATGTATATCGTCAGTCGGTATATCAGATTTTGTTTCGTAACTGAAGCTAGTCAATTTGCCGAGATAATCCTGTATCGAGAAATAAACAGCATCTTTAACTGCATTTCTGAATTTTGGGGACATCTTCGAGTCAGAAAATGACTCACTTGTGACCACACATGTAGGGAATTCAGACGGATGTGTTGACGACATCCTCACGCAGTTCTCAATGAAGGCCCTGAGATTATGCTCATTGAAAACTGAGTAATCAGAAAAGAGAACGTCAGCTGAGTCAAAGTTGCTAGATGTTATATAGGCCTCATATATCGCACTGAGGTTCCTTTCATACTCGTATAGGGACTCATGCTTCCTCTCACATAGCTCTGACAACTCAATTTCGCCTCTTGCAGACTCCATGTCGTAGCCCGTGCGAATATAACTCCTTATAACCGGGCCCATCTCCCGTAATATTGATGCCCTTGAACCAGCAGAACAGAGCTTCATTGCCACTGACGATGCAGCATCAAGCATTATACCAATCCTAAGACTATCTGGCAAATATCCTGATGATACAACGTGAGGAGAGACCCTATGTGACACGATCGATGAATATAGCCACTCTGTGTACATCGAGAGCAGTAGTGACCTCGTGATTACCGGATCAGATGAAACTGAAAGAAGACCTTGAACATGTATCATAGTCTCTGTCGTTCTTCTCTGCTGCTCCTCTTCTATAGCAAGTGATGTAAACACTCTTGTGGTGTGCTGATCTATCAGGTTATCAGGTGGGTGAAATCGACTCTTCATCTCACGATTGAATATATTATTATCGTGATCACGAACAGTATAGTAATAATTGTGGATAGACCTTGTAAAGCTAGAGCTCCTATTCGGAATTTCCTCAAGTGATGCTGCCAACTTTGCTAGCTCACAGTATGTAGTCCTATCTGCCCTATTAGTTTCACCTATGTCTTCCCAAAATGACTGTGTTATCCTAGAACTTGACAGTGCGTGATATGGTGATGGGAGGTGTACATGTGCTTCAATCAATCCAAAGTTCCTAGTGGACCTGTGAGCTGATAAAGCTGTCATACTGAGTGGTGCTGGGCATGGAAGATTGAACGCAGATGCAACAATGCAATAAAGTTTAATTAGGTCAGGTGCAGTCG